GCGCACGGCATGCACCCGGTGCTGACGATGTGTGCGGCCGGTGCGGTGGTGTGGTCCGATGCGGCGGGGAACCGGAAACTGCACAAGGCGCTCAGCGCCAGCCGTATTGACGGCATGGTGGCGTTGACGATGGCGCGTGGTGTGGCGGCATCGGACGGCACCAACGACATCGACATCATGGCGATGGTCGCCTGACCCCTTAGCGGGAAATACCATGACCCTGGTACGCAAAACCGCCGCCGGCAAGGTGAGCGGAAGCCTCAGCTACGTCCTGAGCGACGCCACGGTTGACCGGATGGGCGACGTGATCGAGCCGAGCGGGTGGATGCTGGATGCCTTCCGCGCCAACCCGATCGCGCTGTTCAATCATTCGCCGAACCAGCCGATCGGCAAATGGGCGAACATCCGGGTGCAGGATGACCGGCTGGTGGCGGATTACGAGCCGGCGGCGAAAGGCACCAGCCAGCGCACCGACGAGATCAACTCGCTGATCGAGCAGGACATCCTGCGGGCGGCGAGCGTGGGTTTTCGCGGCATCGAGTCGGAGCCGCTGGACTCGAAGCGGCCCGGCGGAGGCATCCGCTACACCCGGCAGGAACTACTCGAAACATCGATTGTCAGCGTGCCGGCCAACCCGGCGGCGCTGCAACTAGCGAAGTCCCTCGGGATTTCGGACGACACCCTAAACCTTGCCTTCGGCGAGCATGCCGCAACGAGGCGGGACGTGGTGAGAACCGGCGAGCATGCCGTGATGAAACCCGCAATGCGGGGAACCCCCATGAACATCGGACAACAGATTGCCGACGCCCAGGCGCGGCTCAATGCGGCGCGGGACGAACTTACCGAACATACCAAGGACGCCGATCACGACGTAGAGCGGGCGCAATTGCTGCAAGAAACTATCGAGGCAGTAACCGAGCGATTGGCCTCCCTGGAGCGCACGGAGAAAGCGCTGTCGGCGCGGTCGCTCGCGCAGCAATCGGAGATTCGCGCGCCGGCCATTGTCCGCCGACCGCTCGGCATCCAGGCGCGCGAAGTGGAACCGCAGGAATATTTCTGGCGGGCCGGATCGGCGATGCTGCGGGCGTACATCCAGCACCGCGCCGTGGACGATATCCTCAACGAGCGCTACCCCGACGACGAGGCTACCGCCATCATCACTAGGGCGGCGCAGCCGGGCGCCACCACGACGCTGGCGACATGGGCAGCCGAGCTGGTGCAGACGGCGACGCAGGCGATGCTCCAGCCGCCAACCGCGCGGCGCATCCTGCCGAGCTTGGCGGCGCAAGGCACCTCTCTGCAATTCGGACCCGATGCCGGGATCATTAAGATTCCGAGCGAGGCCACGACGCCGAATATTGCCGGCAGCTTCGTGGGTGAAAGCCAACCCATCCCGGTTCGCCGGATGGGCTTCACGACGATCAGTCTCTACCCGCACAAGGTCGGCGTCATCACCCGCTACAGCCGAGAGATCGCGGCCTACAGCAACCCGAGCCTGGAAGGCTTGGTACGCGATGCGATCATCCGCAAGACGGGGCTGATGCTGGACACGCTGCTGATCGACAACGTGGCCGGCGGCGGCAGCGGCAGTACCCGGCCGGCGGGGTTGATCAACGGCGTTGCCGCGATCACCGCCACGACGGGCGGCGGCTATGCTGCCATCCTGGGCGATCTCAAGGCGTTGACGGCGCCGTTCTACAACGTCAATGCCGGCGAGCGGCTGGTGATGCTGATCAACCCGGCGCAGGCTCTGGGGTTGATGATGACACCAGGGCCGGGTAACACCGGCTTCAACTGGACGGAGCAGTTCACCAACCGCCTCACCATCATCGAATCGACGGTGGTGCCGGCGGGCACGGTTTACATGATCGACGCGGCGGATTTCGTCAGCGTCATGGGCACGCCCGAGTTCCTGGTGAGTGAAGAGGCGACCCTACACATCGAGGACACCGCGCCGCAGAACATCTCTGCTACCGGCACGCCGAACGTCGTGGCGGCGCCGGTCGAAAGCATGTACCAGACCAACCAACTGGCGTTGCGGCTTATCTTGCCGACTACCTGGGCCATGCGCAGAACGGGCATGGTGCAGTGGATGTCCGGAGTGACTTGGTAGTGCCGCTGACCGTCCTGAACGGCCCGGTCATCGAGGCCGGGCAATCGCTGTCTGCGGGGCTCGACTGCACCGCCGGGGCGATTGTCCGGTTGACCATGCCACCATTCTGGAGCGGCGGGAATCTGTCGTTCCAGATTTCGTCTGACGGGCAGGGCTACAACGACTTGGTGGGAATGGACGGCAAAGAGATCGTCATCCCGGTCGTTCCCGGCAGCGCCGTCGTAGTGGCGCCGCTGTCGGATTACCTGCGCGCGGTCGCGTTTCTCAAGGTGCGGTCGGGAACGCGCACGCATCCCGTGATCCAATGGGAAAAGCGTGATTTCGCGGTCGCTATTGAAGTGCCATGAGGAGGAAGAGTGATGGAAAGTCGCAACGAGCAGCGCCCGGTGCCTGAACAGCCGGCACGCAGCGTGCCGCGTCAGCAGGAAGCCTCGCAGCGGGCCAGCGCTGAACCGCTGAGCGAGCCGCCGCCGCCGCCGCCGACCCCGACCCAGGAGGAACTCGACCGGATGGCGGAAGGAACCTACAACCCGACCGAGCCGCAGCCGCCCGAGGCCGCCGCCGAGGCGCAGAAGCGCGAGCGCGATGCGCTGGAAGCCCGCCACAAACGGGAGCGCGAGCAGCTTGAGCAACGCCAGCGAGCCATGACCCCGCAGGCGGGCGGCGGCTACACCACCCGATAATGGCTGTTGCTTGGCTTAAACGTATGTTTGGGGGCTGGGGCGGACCGGAGGGAAAGTATCGCCCCGGTCCCTACATGCTATCGAGCGGCTGGCTGCCCGCCGGCACTCCGTGGAACTATTGGCAATCCGGTCAGGATGTGCGGCCTTATGGCGGGCCGAGCGCGATGCTGGAAGCCTGCATCAGCGCTTACGCGCAAACCGTGCCGATGTGCAGCGGCGATCACTGGCGGCGGCTCGACAATGGCGGCCGCGAGCGGGTGACGAATAGTGCGCTGTCGCGCATCATGCGGCACCCAAACGACTACGAATCGATTAGCGACTTCCTTTTAAACCTAACGCGCCGGCTCTACGAGACCGGCAATGCCTACGCGGTCGCGATCCGCAACAGTCGGTTTGAAATCTCCGAACTTCACCTGATGCGAACCGGCGCGGCGACGGTCGCAGAGGATGGTTCCATTTTCTACAGCCTCTCCGGCAACGAGATCGTCGAGCGGCGGCTTGACCTGTCGAACGGCGTGCCTAGCCGGGATGTGCTGCATGTGCGATTACACACGCCGAGGCACCCGCTAAAGGGCGAAAGCCCGATCCTGGCGGCGCAGCTCGACCTCGCGATGTCGGGCGCGGCACTGAGCCAGCAGGTGCAGTTCTACCTCAACCAATCCCGTCCGAGCTTCCTGCTCACGACCGACGTTGTAATGAAGCGTGAGCAGGCGCAGGAGCTGCGTGCCTGGTGGAATGAGCAGAGCCAGAGCGAGAATGTCGGCGGCACGCCAATATTGACCGCCGGCCTCAAGGCGCAGCCGGTTCAGACATCGGCGGTCGATGCGCAACTGGTGGAGTCGCTGAAGATGAGCGACCAGAACATCGCGCTCGCATTGCGCATACCATTGCAAATCCTCGGCATCGGCACCTCGACCTTCTCCTCTACCGAGTTGCTGATGCAAAGCTGGATTGCGACGGGGCTCGGTTTCACGCTTAACCACATCGAGGAGAGCTTCGGGTTGCTGTTCGGCCTACGCGGCGTCCCGGATGAATATCTCGAACTCGATACCCGCGCGCTCCTGCGCAGCGCCTACCGCGAGCGGATCGAGGGGTTAGCGCGCGGTGTCATCAGCGGCATCTACTCGCCCGACGAGGCGCGCGCGCAAGAGGATCTGCCAGCGGTTCCGGGCGGGCACGGGGCCGAACCCAGAGTGCAGCAGCAGGTCGTGCCTTTGTCATACGGCAGCGAGATGCAACCGCCCTCGCCGCAACCGGCTACGCCAGCAACCGACAACACCGCCGGGAGCGCCGATGCCGGCGACACCGCGAGCAAACTCGCTTCGTTCCGCGCTTCGTATGACGAATACCGTCACCTTGCCGCGTGACCCGCTGGCGGCCGAGCTTGGCTCGGTCGTCGGGATGCTGGAGCGGGAGTTGCGGTTGCAGATGTCGGCGATGCTGGCCGAGGCGCGGCAGGAGATTGAGGCGCTGCGGGCATGGCGAGCCGAGGCAACGTTGCAGATTGCCACGCTGGTTGGCCCCGCCGGTGCGCAGGGCGAGCGCGGGGAGAGGGGAGAGCCCGGCGAGGCCATCGCAGGCCCGCCCGGCGAACAGGGCATTCCTGGGCCGCCAGGTAAGTTTGCAGCGCCGAAGGCGTGGGAGCGCGGGGTCCATTATGACGGCGGTCTCGTGACGCACGCGGGCTCAACCTGGTGCGCAACGCGTGACACCGCCGAGGAGCCACCGCACGTGGATTGGGTGTGCATCGCCGGACGGGGAGCCGATGGGCGCACACCCGCCTTTCGGGGCGCGTGGAAGGCCGCCAGTGCGTATGAAGCGCTCGACGTGGCAATGGTAGAGGGCTCCTCTTTCGTTGCGCTCTACGACACTCCAGGGGCATGTCCCGGCGACGGCTGGCGGCTCCTAGCGGCGCGTGGCAAATCCGGTCAGCCGGGACCGGCTGGCGCGATGGGTGAGCGCGGCTGGCCCGGCCCGCCGGGACCGTCGCCGACCGCGCTCGATGTTGACGGCGAGGGACTGTTGACGCTGCGGCTTGGCGACGGCTCGACGCTGAGCTGCGATCTCTATCCGGTTCTGGCGAAGCTGCGATGAGCCGCTGGGGCTATCGCTTCACGCGCGTCGTCACGCCGGCCGCGAGCCTGGCGCTCGTCAGCGTTGATCAGGCAAAGGCCGCGCTGGGCATTGACGCGAGCGACACCTCGCAAGACGCGGCGCTTTCGGCGCAGATCGACGCGGTATCGGCGGCGATCAATAACTGGTGCGACAGGGTGTTCGCGGTGCAGACCTACCGCGATCAGTTGCGCAACGCCTGCGGCTGGTATGGCGAGCCGCTGGTGGTGCGACAATACCCGATTGTCGTGGATGATGGCGGCGTGCCGCTGGTAAGCGTCGCGGAGGACGGCGGCGCGCTCGATCCGACGTTACTGGAGGTGTTCCCCGAGCAAGGCGCCGTGTACCGGCTCGATGCGAGCATGGTCCCGAGCGCGTGGGGCGCGGCGCTCGTCGTCGTGGATTACACCAGCGGGTTTCAGGCGGTCCCGAGCGACGTACAGGCCGCCTGCCTCGAATGGCTGACGCTGCGGTGGCATGCGGTCGGGCGCGACCCGGCGCTGCGTTCGGAGGCAATCCCCGATCTCATCACCCAAGTGTACGCAGGCGATGCCGGTGCCGGCACTAGCGGCGGTGCCATGCCGGCGGGCGCGCAGGATATGCTCTACCCTTACAAAATTTGGACGGTATGACGCCCGGAACCCTCATCGAGCGGCTCGACGCGGCAATCGCCGGCTACGGGCAAAGCGTGACACTGCAACGCACCGCGGTCGATCCGACCACCGGCGGCATCACGGTAGCCGAGGCCGTGACGTGTCCGGCAGCAGTCCGCAATTTCGGGCCGCAATCCTTGGAACCCGGAGAGGCTAAGGAGATCAAGGTCGTGCTCAGCCCAACCGGCGTCGGATCATTCGGCCTGCCGAGCCGTGACGATGTAATCCTGATCGACGGCAACCCGAGCAACATCACCGAGATCGATCCGCTGACCTATGGCGGCGCGCTAGTCCGCATCAACCTGCTCTGCCGTGGATAAGCGCGAGACAATTCTATCCCGGCTGGCGGCAGTTTGCGTTTCGGTGAGCGGCATCTCGGCCGTCGTCCGCAACGCCCTCGACGTACCCGGCAATGCCCGTCCGGCGGTGATCATACAGGACGGCATCGAGGCGATGATCGATCAGCCGGAGAACGTGCGGCATAGCGAATTGCAGCGCATGGAATTATCGCCGGGCATCACCGTGTATGTGCGGGCCGGCGGCGCGGCGGATGCCGGGGTATTACTATCTCGCTACCGCACTGCGATTGTCTCCGCGGCGCTGAACGACGGCACCTTACGCGATGTCACCGGCACGAACGGACGTATTCGCTACGAGGGTTGCGCGGTGTTGCCGCCCGACGCCGAGGCCAAGGAACATCGGCTCGATATAACGCTAGTCTTCACCTACGCATTCCGCCTGGACGAACTACTATGACGGCGGCGATCACCATCGACTCCAACCTCAATCGGTTGGTCCTGCATTTCGACGAACTACCGGCAGCGCTTCAGCGCAAGCTGAAGATAGCGATAGGCCGATCGACACACGCATTGCTGGCGCGGGTCAAGGCCGCCGAGCCGGTACAGACCGGCCGCATGCGCGCCGCGACGCATGCTTTTGTCGACGAGCGCGAAGATTTCGTTCGCGGCCGCGTGAGAATACTCGCCACGGGCAAGGCAAATCCGCTTGCTGCGAGGTTCGGTGCGCTCGAATACGGTGGGCCAGGAAAGCGGCGGGCCGGGAAACGGGTCACGGTGCGGGCCTATAGCCGCGGCGGGCAACCCGTCGGCAGCTATGAGCGGCGCCAGCCGAGAATACGGGCGCGCCGGTTCTTGCGTGGACCCTTCGCGGCGATGCGGCTGGCAATCAAGGCCGAACTCGAAGCCGCCATCGGTCAGGCAATCAATGAGTTCGACTTCGACAGCTTGAAGTAACCTCAATGAAGGATGGTTGATATGGCCGTCTCGTCACTCAACATCGGCACCGAGCCCGAGAAGCGAGGTACGCTTATCTTCACCGGCGCGAACGACATCGGACCCCAACTCGTCATCACGTTGACCAATGTTCAGATCACGCCATCCGCCCCGATGAACTTCATCGGCGACGAGTACGGACTGCTCGAAGTAACGGGCGAGGTGCTGGCCGACGATACCGGGAGCTTCGGCACGGTCGAGCATCCCGACGATGCTCTCGTGCCACCCGATGTTAGCAACTACTATGTCGGCACCGGGGTCGTCACTTGGACGCCGGAAGCTAGCACCGCGGTGCCAACACCGACGGCGCGCGATGTTGGCAACGTCAATGTCTTCGAGTTCACCCAGACCGTCGAGCAGCTCGACCACTGGAACCACCGCGGCGGCATCCGCAAGAAAGACTTCCGGCCTGTCGTCCAGCAATCGGCAACGGTTCGGATGGTGATGGACGAGTTCAGCGCCGAGAACCTGCGTCTGGCATTGATGGCGGCCTAAAATGCCGATCAGCTTTCTAGAGTTGGTGCCGGTCAGGCCCCACGCGACTGTTGTCATTGAAGGCGAAGCCGGCCCGGCGCAATTCGAGATTACGGGCATCACATTGACCGCTCTTGCCGAGATCGCTCGAAAATATCCGGCATTCGCTCATGTGGTCGAGGGCAACGCCGGCCTGATGAGTTCAACCGAGGCAATGCCGGCGATAATCGCGGCGGGCCTCGGGCATCACGGCGATTCGGACTACGAGCGGCACGCTGGCCTATTGCCTTCGGATCTCGTCATCTCCTTAGCCGGGGAGATCATCAAGCTGACATTCCCGGCGCGCCCTTCGCTGCTGGCCGAGCCGGAACCCGCCGAGCCCGAGCCAGCGCAGCCGACAGACGGCGGCCTCAGCGCAAATCGGCCGGCAGTCATCTCGCAGTTGCGATTGAGCAGTTGATCGCCTGGAACCATCCCCCGGCAGCGGTCTGGCAGATGACCCCGGCGCAGGTTTTTGCGTGGGTCACGCTCGGTCTCGACCGCGAGCGGATCGATCGTGCGTTACGGCTGGTTGATGCCACCACCGCCGCTCGCCGCGACGGCAGCCAGATCCAGGGCGCCATCAGGGAATTGACCGGAACCTAATGGCCGACAACAACCTCACCGTTCAGATCGGCGGCGACAGTTCCAAGCTCCGCGCCGATCTCAAGTTCACGCAGACCGCGCTCAAGGACCTCGACCGCCAGATCAGCGCCGCATTTAAGAGCGGCGACACCGCTCGGGCGCGGGATCTATCCAACACCTTCGGCAAGATGAAGGATGAGGCGGTCAACCTCGAACGCAGCCTCCGGGGTGTCGGGGCGACCGGCAGCCGAGCATTCAACGAGATCACGCAGGCCGCCACGCGGGCAGACGCAAGTGTCAATGTGACGGCGAGAAGCACCAGCCGGCTATTCAAGCAACTGCAAAGCGTGCCGCGCGCCTTCGGTATCGGCGGGACTTTGCTCGGCGGCGGGATCGGCGGGGCCGCAGGCGCTGCGGTCGGCATCGGGATTAGCAAACTGATCGACCAGTTCGGCGAACTGGCGAAGACCATGCGCGAGATTCGCGACCTGTCACGCGAGACCGGCGCCAAGCCGCTAATGGTTCAAGGCATGCAGGAACTCGCCAAGGAGGCCAGCGAGACCGAGGACGCCGCCAATAAGTTTCTTACCGGCGTGTCCCGTACCCTCGCGAAGGTTGCGACAGAGACAGCAGACGACACAAAGGCTACCACGCAGAACTTCGCCATCTTCGGCGATAAGACCGTGCAGGTAATGCGTGGGGCCGAGAAAGCTACGCTAGACTTCTCGGATTCGCTCTCGATACTTCAGATCAATCGAGAGCAGTTGAAAAAGCAAGAGTGGGCGAAGGGAGTGCAGACGCTCGGGGAGGCATTTCTAAGGACAGAGAAAAACGCCAAACAACTGGGTCTTAATGAAATTCAACTCAATGAAATATCAAAAGACGTATTCGGCGTGCCGAGGGCGGGGCTTGACGCGCTGCTAGCGGCCTTTACGAGACTCGATGAAAAGCAGAAGGAGCTTGCCGCATCGGCGCGCGGCGCCACCGCTGCAAACTTTGCCGCTGTCGATGAGGTTGCAAAAGCCCAGGAGAAGCTATCCCAGCAAACGAAGGAGAGTGGGTCGGCGATCGCCAAAAATGTCGCCCCCGCCTGGGCCGCGTTCCTTCGGGGAATGACCGATGCCCTCAAAAACTTGCCCGAGACATTGCAACAATCCCTGACCGCCCCTGCAGGCCCGACCTTTACCAAGCCAATAACGGACGAAGCCAACAAGCTACCGCCGTTCTTTACTGACTTGATGTCGAAGATCGGGAAAATCTTTCAGGACACCCCGAAGGAATTTGTTTTTCCGCTCGATCCGATAAAGGAGGAGGCCAACAAGCTGCCGTCATTCTTTGAGGGATTGACGAACACGCTGGACGATATCTGGTCGCGTTTCTGGAAGGGCCTTTCGATGGAGGCCAAAGCCGCAACGCTCGATGTCCAAGGTGGAATGGCGGCAATCAAGGCGTCAGCGGATCAAGCGACCGCATCAGTTAAACAAATGGGCGCAGTGGGCGGCGATTACGGAGGTGGTGGTGATACTGCTGGCGGCGGCGCCTCTAGCGTATCCGTGAAGCGCGGACCGGGTACCGGACCTACTGGCGGGTATGGTCCCGCTAGCTTTAATCAGTCTACCGGCTACGGTCCCGGTAGTTTCCCGACGCAATCAATCCTGCCGGGGGTCAGTGACTATCAGGCGCTCCCGCCGCATATGGTCTCTCCGATGGCGACATCATCCTATGGATCGCAGGCCGCCAAATCCGCCGCCGAGGCAAGCGCGGATGCCGCCTACGCCGCCCGATCCGCCGCCGAGGCGAGCGCTACAGCTGTAAAAGCCTGGGTCGATCCCGGCGTGAAGTTCGCCTCGGGCGGAATGGTGCGCGGCCCCGGCACGGCGACCAGCGACAGCATTCTTGCCCGGCTGAGCGCCGGCGAGTTCGTTATGCGCGCGGCGGCTGTGAACCGGGTCGGCGCCGGCTTCCTCTCCCGCCTCAATGGCTTTGCCGATGGCGGGATGGTGATGCCATCGCGCTCGATCCCGAGCTTTGCCAGCGGCGGTCTGGTATCCGGCGGCGTTGGTGGCGCGACGGTTAATCTTGTGTTCCCCGGCGGCAGCTTCGAGCTACGCGCGGATAGCGAGACGGTCGGGGCGCTCACCCGCGAGGCGCGGCGCGCCGGCATGCTCAACGCCGGCCGACTGCCGGGCGCCTTTGCCTGATGGCGAATGAAACCATCCTCGTCATCAGCGGGCCGGGAATGCCTCCGTGGGCGGCGCGCGGGTTAACACAGAGCCTCGATCCGATCGAGGCCAGCGGCAACCTCGCCCGCACCGTCAACGGCGTCCTGATCGATCTATCGCCCGCACAGATGCGGAAGTTCAAGAGCACGATATCGTGCTCGGACGTTGATAGCCCGGCACTGGATGGACTATGGCCGGGCATGGTGCTCACCGTCGATTGCGTGCCTGAGCTGGGCTACCTGACAACCGGCGGCACACCGGAACGGACGGTCGTGCCCGGGTCGTCGCGCGTCAGTAACGCATGGACCTACTACCGCCCGCGGCTCGATATGCGGATCACCAACTACAGCGTCGAGCGCAATGAATACGGCGCGCTCACTAGCTGGCAACTCAATCTAGAGGAAATCTAATTACTGGCCTGCTGGCTTTTGAGTATTGCGGGCGTTGCGCGCCGCCTCTTCTTCTCGAAGTAAGATATGCATGCGAGCCATGTGAGCCATGACCGTGTAATGAGTCAAGCAAATGTGCATTTCATCGACCGTTAACTGCGGGGCCGGCGTTTTTTCGCATTTCTCGGACATTGACGACTGCGCTCTTGCGGGGAGTGCGAGGCCGAGAGAGGCAGCGGCGAGGATGGCGATAGCCAGGATGCGGATGTTCATGCGCACTCAATTCACGAGCGCGGCAATCGTCGCAGAGAAAAGATAGTTAATGCCGGGACCGTTCTTCTTTACCTGGGTGCCGGCGCCGATCGCCTACGACTCGACGGTCCATGCCGTCGAGGACGAGGAGATCGTCTCGCTCTCGGTCACGCAGTCGGAGGGCGACTTCGCGGGGCTGAATATCGTAGTCCGCAATCCGTTCTATGGATTGCTTGCGCCGACCCGGCATCAGTGGTGCTGGCTGAGCTGGTACGACGGCGCTGCCTATGTGCCGCTGTTTCATGGGCGCCTCATCGCGTTCCCGGAAAGCATCGACGGCGAAGCGGTGGCGCTGCT